CTTGTTAAATTGTATTTGTTGATGTAGAGCATCCACAAAGGAATTCTAATATTTCCATTTGGCAAATCTGTTGGATCAAATGTAAAATGATAATCTGCAATGTCATAGAACGGGTTTTTTGGCTCCTCTATATGCGATATCAATTTGGTTTTTGATCTATCTAACCCCGGAGGAATTAAATTTTCACCAATTAAACATAAATTAGATTCATACGGATTTGTTGTATATGAAAAATCATTTCCATAAATGTCTTGGAACAATGATTTAAAAAAGTTATCTTCGTAATTAAAGTTTGGCCAAAAACCGTATATTGATAATTTAATCATTCATCACACTCTTGTAAATACAATCATCAGCAGTAGTAAGACTATTTACTCTTTCGTAATTTTCTTTTACATATGGCAAACATTCTTTATATAGTTCTGGTGTAAGAAAATCAAAAGTTTCCATATCATCTATAAAAATTATACCTTTACTATTAAAATCTTCACCAATGCTTTTGTCACCATAATATATAGGCACCGTTCCAGTGGCAAAACAGTCTGTTATTTTTTCTGTATAATATTTTGGATATATGCTATTTTCTACAACTATAGAAAACATGTAATCCTTCAATCCATCTAACTTGTTGGGTATAAATTTATAATCTCTACCGTAAATGTGGTCTGCAAATCTAGAATCATTTTTTAATTTTTCAAACAATTCCATTCTTTTAATGTGCCCAGAAGTAAATTGTTTAAAGCTGGTTATGTATGAACATAATTTTGTTTTTTCATATATGCTTGCTTTATCTACCCATGGCATATTAGATGCAGGTGGATTGTATATAAAAAACTTTGGATCAATTTTTATAATTCTTTGATCATTTGTAAAAATATTTTTATATCTTAACTTCAATACATCTTTATTTGATGTCACTCCCATTATAAGGGAGGATATAATTTCCGAAGACTCACCCAACCAACCATATTTGGGTCCGGTATATCCATCATTCATATATCTAAAAATTGCATCGTCAAAATAAATTACGGGAGCATTGTTTGTTGGATATGTATTAAAAATCCAAGAAAATAATTTTGGTGGACTTTTCAAACATGAGTGATTATTAAAAGCACTGGTAAAAATATTTAATGTATTCATATGACAATCCAATTTTTACAATAAAGGTCAGACCACTTGTGAATGTCGAGTTCATCTCCAAACCATTTTGCTGGAGCAATTACTTGATTGGTATTTGAAAGCCAAGCTCCCCACCAACTAAATGTACTATTGGCTATAATATGATAATTACACATACTCATTAAACACATGTCCATTTTTTCATTTAAATTTTGATTTAAATTTTTATTACGACTATTTGTTTTTAAGCTGTGATGTACTTCATATGGAGTATCACTAAAAATAATATACGGAATATCTTGTGGTAATAAACTTAAAGCACGTAAATAATACTGTTCATCGCAGATTGGGTGTTTACCTTTTAATAATTTAAAATCACCGATGCGCACATGAATGGCAATTAATGGATCGCTAATTTGGTTTCTTTTATATAAAGATTCTTCATATATTTCATCTTTAAAAGTAAATTCTTTTTTAATATCTTCTTTGTAATCTGTAAAATACTTTTCACTTTGAAAATATCCTCGTATTTCAGTATTATCTTTTACATTAAATACAGAATCATTATATTCCCAACAAGGGGGCTCATACAAATATTGAGGCATATAATAAGAACAATCTTTTGCACTTAAATTTTTAAAATATTCAGGCAAAACAAAATTAAAATATGGATTTTCGTGTTTATTTTTATATGGAACACCAAATTCATAATTATTTCTTTTTGCTACTGAATATAAACAAGCATATTGAAATAATTGATTGCCAGCTCTTCCATGTACACCTAGTGTTTTAAATGTAATCATAATACTAAATTATTTTTCACTTTAAGAGGTTGATCAGTAAGGCGTTGCCATTTATTAGAACTTTCCCTATCATCCGATTGATATATCATAGGACTATTTGGTGTTAATACCATATATTCTTTTTGAATACCTGCAGTACCCACATCCCACGGTTTATTTAAATCATATAAACAAAATTTACCAATTTCAGACATAGCTTGCCTATATTTGGGTGTAATGTACAAAATGGCATGTGCAGCTAAAATACCATTTATTCTTAAATAATTTTCATTGTACATTGCAGTTTGATAGTAAATATTGCCGTGTGAAATACCAAGATAGATTCCATCAGCATCATCTGGTACTTCAATTACTGGATTAAAATTATCATAAAATTCAACATCATCTTCTAAAATCAACAATGGTGTTGAATAATTTGTATCATCCAAAATGTCAATATGAGATTGTCCACACCCCCTAAAATGTGCTATCGATTTATCTGTATTTGGAGGTGGTGGAATTATTAAACCTGGTTTTCTATGTGTATTTTTAAAACCAAATTTGTGAAAACGTTCTTGCATAGTTTCAGCATTCTTTTTTGCTGAGTCTAGATTTATCCAGACAACCGAAATTTCACGCAAATCAATAATCATTTTAGTCCTTTCAACTATTATAAATTACCTTTAAGAAAAGTCAAGATTATTTATTTGACTTTATTCTAGAGTACTATAAAATAAATCATAAAAGATGAATCTAGAGAACCTTAAAGAACTTATTACTAAAGACTCTCAAATAGACTCTACTGAGTTAGGTATAGAGTCTCTTAAGATACCTCAAATACACTCTAAGTATCTAACCATACTTGCAGATGTCAAATTACTTTTGGCAAAATATCAAAATGATTTGGCCGTATTAAAATTGCGTAAATGGAAAATTTACACAGGAAAAGCTTCTAAAGAAGAACTTGAATTGTGGAAAGAAGAACCATCAGAACTTACTTTGTTAAAAAGCGATGTAGAACAGTTTGTTGAAGCTGATGCAAAAGTTATAGAATTGAAATCTAAAATATCAGTTGCAGAAGTAAAATTAAAAATGGTTGAAGAATTTATACGTTCAATCAATAATAGAAATTTTATGATCAAGTCTGCTATTGAGTGGCATAAACTTATGAATGGCGTAGCATAAATATTATGTGGATATTGAAGTTGAATCTATTGATGAAGTTCGCTACTACATCAAAACCGAACAAGCGATAAAAAAAGAATTGCGGGATTATTTTTCATTTATGGTCCCCGGTGCCGAATATATGCCTATGTTTAAACGCAGGCTATGGGATGGGAAAATTAGATTGTATGATATTCTTTCTTCTACATTACCAAGAGGATTAAAAACTTATTTAAAAAAGTTTGCCGAAGAAAGAAAATACTTCTTAAATATTAAAGAAACAAAAAATAAAGTATGCATTACAGAAGAACAATTTTTAAAGTATTACGATTCTTTAAAAGTATCTGTTCGAAAGCAACCAGTAAAAATGCATGCACACCAACAAGAAGCAATTCTACATGCATTAAACAACCACAGGGGGGTGGTGATTTCTCCAACTGGTTCAGGCAAAAGTTTAATCATATACGTCTTGGTCAGGTTTCTGCAATCCGTAATAGGTATAGATCGTAAAATTTTAGTATTAGTTCCTACAGTTGGTTTAGTAAGCCAAATGGAATCTGATTTTTTTGATTACTCAACTCAAGATAAATCTTGGTCGTGTAAAAAATATATTCACAAAATATCAGCAGGACAGGATAAAGATACTAATAAACAAATTGTAATATCCACGTGGCAGTCGATATATAAACTACCAAAAACTTGGTTTGATCAATTTGATGCTATCTTTTTTGATGAATGTCATCAAGCCAAAGCAGAATCTATCAACTTTATTGGTCAGAAACTTTCCAAAGCTTGGTTTAGAATAGGAACCACAGGAACTTTACAGCAAACACAAGCACATAGATTGAGTATTGAAGGTATATTGGGTCCAGCAGTACAATTTATTCATACTAAAAATTTAATGAATAAAGGCTTGCTTGCTAAACTGGGTATAGATTGTATAATTCTTAAATATACAGAGGAAGAAAAAGAACTTCTTAAAAAACAAAAATATTCCGATGAAATAAAATGGGTGGCAAAAAATGAAAAAAGAAATCAATTCATTAAAGAACTTGCCCTCCGAACAAAAGGAAACACGCTCGTACTCTTTAATTACGTTGAGGACCATGGCAAGCCACTCCACGCTCTCATACAAGCAGCGGGAAGCAATAGACAGGTATATTTTATATCTGGAAAAACAGAAGCTGAGACAAGAGAACACATCCGCAGGGTTGTGGACCGAGAAAAAAATGCAATATTGGTTGCGTCTTTCGGCACTACTTCTGCTGGTATCAACATTGTCAATCTTGATAATATTATTTTTGCCTCTCCTACAAAATCTGTTATAAGACTTTTGCAAAGTATTGGACGTGGGTTGCGTGTTTCAGAGAAAAAGAAAACATTAAAAGTTTATGATATTGTTGATGATTTAATTTATAAATCTCACAAGAATCACGTATACAGACATTTTGAAGAGCGTTTAAAAATATACAAAAAAGAAAAATTTGATTATAAAATATATTCAATGTCATTTATTGATTTGTTAAAAGATAAATAATAAGGAAGGGAGGACATACATATGTCCGAATCACTTCCTGAGAATTCATTCTCGGGCGTTTTAAGAGTTGTGAAGCTGTTGACCGGCGAAGAAATTGTTGGTCTCGCTAATGAAGAAACGCCTGGAAAAATTACAATAAAATTACCAGCAAAATTAGAAAGTTATTTTGAGAAAGATCAAAATGATGTTGTTGTAGAATATGTTCGTCTAACAAATTATGCTGGAAATCTTAAAGGGTTTGAAGTTACTATTTCTGAATCAGCTATTATTTTTATTGGTCATCCTTCTTTAGAATTAGAAAAAATGTATGAAATATATTTTATGACCATGCAAAAGGATCCTAAATCTATTACCTCAAGCTTGCCGGAAGGCACAGCTAATGTAGAATCTGGTTTACAACTTTTAAATGATTTATTTACAAATGAAGATTTTGTAAATTTTGTAAATGATTTAATGGATACTTATGAAGGTGTTGAAATTTTAGCAGATTTTGGTGACGAAGATGATGACATAGAACCAGAGCCAGAAGCCTCTGTAAGCCCTCCGGTAGAAGAAGAACCCGAAGCTAAACCCAAGAAGAAGAAACGCCGTACAATCAAACCAGAGGGCAATAAAATGCCATATAAACCTGATAAGCCAGTTACGGATCCACAAAGCTGGTCAGACGATCCTAAAGATTATATGTAATTAAGATCCGTATGGATATCCAAGAGCACCCGGAGCATCTGGATTAAGATCATAATAAGAAAATTTAAATGTAGCTGATGCTTTTATGATGATTGCATCGGCTGCATCTGATTGAAATACTAGTCCACTTAATCGGGTGGGAATTACGTGAGCAAATTTTACAGTAAGAACTGGATTTGGTGTATCACAATTTACTGTAGGGTGTAAAATTAAAGATGCACTATAATGCCAATTTTGGTAAGCTAAATCGTAATTATAAGCATCTTGTATGTTTGTTATATCACGCATCCAAGAATAAATGGTTTTCCAGTTATTTAAATTGTTATCTACCAAAAATTCTACAACAAGAGGTTCATATTGAACTGTCATTGTTGGTACTGGTATTGTTGTACCAAAAATTGTAGGCTGTGATTGATCAGGAACAGTTAATCCGGGAAGATTGGCTTTCTGGACCATCAATTCTAATTGATCTGTTCCGCGCTGAATTTTAAAACTAAAATAGTTAGCGTAAAGATTATTAGTATTATCTTGGCACGGATTTGTTGTCATGAATTAGCCCAATGGTGTATTTGAACCGTAATAGCATGGGCCATTATTACCTGGATAACTAATACAATTTCCTGTCATATCTTTATTATAAGATACTGCTAAATTTTCTGGCCAAAACATTTGCAGTAAAGTTTGAATTGCTGGATAAGTTATTGTTCCAGAACTATTGGTCCAACCTTGAGTATATTCTCTATAATATTGGTTATACAATCTAATTCTATTTGCTTCTGGTATATGATACCATCCAACAGCCAATTGAGTCCATTTTTGTAACCAAAGTTTTAATGTACTATAGTGAGGATGTGTATTTGGTAGACTATCAAGTAAATTTAAATTAATCCAATGTAACATACTTGTATTACCACCCAATGCTGTTTGTGTGTCACCAGTCACTACAGGGTTTAATGTAGTAGTTCCACCAATATGCCTATAGTTTGGGTCCCAATCATAATTAACTCCCGGTGCTTGTCCTTGAGCTAAAGAGAATGATTCTCGTTCTTCGATTAAGTATGTTTTAAAACTTTTTAAGAAAGGCATATAAAATATTTATAAAAAAAACCCTCCCGATTTCTCGGGAGGGCTCTTTATAACCTTTTAGTTATATTATTGGCACATACCATGTAGATTGAGGACTTGTGTCAATCTATAGTATTGGTTGATACCTTGAGTCAAGGCTTCACCATCGGGGACGGTGCCGTTGAGGACGTATGGGTTAGCAACTACGCCGTAACGGGTCTTGAATCCAATCTTTGGTTGGAAGGTATTTGGATCTACTGCACGAACCATTTGGAGCGGAACGTATGGGCAGTAGAAGAGACCAGCGTCATAAGGAGATTCACCCTTATATCCGACGCAGAAGAAGTTTGCGCCGAGTGGGGTGTATGGATCGATATAGACGCGAACCTTACCATTGAGCAATCCAGCAAAGGTGCTTTGAGTATCATCAACATTGAGTTGAGGAGAGATGCCGGGGCTCAAACTCATGAAACCAGACATTGCAAGGGCTGCTGCGGTATCGCTATCGCAGATTACAAAGTTACCCTTACCACGACGAGTTTCCTTGGCGATTGCGTTGCATTCACGTTCAATTTGGAAAGTGAGGCCACGGAATCTTTCAGCAGACCAACGACCGTCTGAGTCTGAATTAAGATCGTATTGACCTCTGTTGGTCAAATCGCCTTGTTGAGAACCGCTGCGTGAAACGTAATAGATGGTACGAACGATTTCGCGGTTGATTTCAGCAAGAATTTCTGTGCTGAGAAGATTTGCGAGTTCGGCTTCGGCATCCAATCCGTGAACAGCCTTGAGATCTTGAGCCAATTCGATGGTGTAGTTGCTGCTTAGAGCGCGAGTACGAGCTTGTACGGCAACACGGTCAATTGAGAAGGCCATTTGGTTAAAGGCGCTGTATGGGTTGCTAGTTCCGCTACCCAAACCTTCACCAGAGTTGGTCAACATACCACGGAAAGCACTGAATTGTGCTGCAGTAACATTGTTTCTGAGGTATATTGGGTTGTTACCACCGCTAAATCCGCAAGAACCGCAGAGACCAAAGAAACCGCAGATACCACGTTCTGAGGCACCGAGAGTGTAACCAGAGCCACCGTATGCTGGGAAGGCTTCTTGGAACATAGCTTCAGTGTAGAAAGTGGTATTGCCGTAGTTTTGGCCACCGTAGTTGGCGCGCATAGCAAAGATCAAGCCAGTTGGAGCAGTCATTGGCTGAACGCCGCAGATGTCATAGGCCATGAGATTTGGCATTGCACGACGGACGAGACTGATAAGAACTGGATCATAACCTGCGACTCCACCATTGTTGGTGAAGTTGGTTGGCATGCCCAAGTTATTAGAAGTCATGTCTTCGGTGAGGTGTTGAGAACGAATAGCTTGCTCTTCGTTTTCAAGAAGGACGGCAGTGACCTTCTTACGATAATCATCAGAGATGTTTGGTAGGGCACCATGCTCAAGCACGGGGCTCCACTTCTCTGTTAAAATGTCATATGGGGTATTGTCTTGAAAGTTCATTTGTGTAATATCTCCTAAGTAAAATTATTTATAATTTTTGTTTTTTATACTTTTTTGTTAAGTTTTCCGATTACGCTAGCATAGTTTTCTACAGTAGAATTTTCTAAAGGTCTAACTGCAGAGAAGGTCATTTCTTCATTGATTGGTTGGTATTTTTGAACTGGAACTGAACGTACAAAATTTGCTTGTGAGCTCATGTAATTATTTCTAATTGCATTTAATTTTGCTTGATATTCACCAGGATTTTCAAAGGATACATTTTCCATCAATGATTGAAGTTTTGCAATTTGAGTGTCTGCCAAATCTTTTGTCTCAGCAACAAAGATGGTGGCACATTCATTCAACATAAGTTCTTTCTTAATGTTGATGTTTTCATTAATTGTATTGTTCAAGGATTGTTCTAGATTTCTATTTTGTGCATACAACTCGTCAAGAGCATTGTATTTTTCATTTGGAACATCGATGTAATGATTTTCAAAAAGATTCTTCAAACCACCGATAAAGTTTTCAGCAATTTGAGTCTTAATTCCTTGTTCGACTGCAAGAGTATTATCTTGCATCCATTCTTCTACGACATAATCTAGATAGTCATCAACCTTTTCAACCAAAGTATTGGTGACGTTTTCTAGATAAGAAGCAACATTTTCATCAATCTTAGTTACAATGTTATTTACTTTTGAATCTGATTTTTCTTTTACAGCAGCTTCAAAGATAGCTTCAAGTTGAGAAATCAATTCACCAGAGACATTTTCACCAAGAAGAGAAATTAAAGCATTTCTGAATTGATAAGAATTGTTTTCTTCAACTTCAGTTGGCTCACTGGATTCATTGGCATTATCAGCTTCTTCTTCTTCATAATATTCATCCTCGGGTTCTTGAGAAGTTTGAGAAGGACCAGGTGTGCGCATGTTTGGTGCAAATGCGCCAGACATAGCTGCTACTGGAGTTGGGACTTGGGCTTTAGCCAAATTATTGGCCTTAACCACTGGTTGTGGGGTGAAGGTACCTTTACCATCTGGGGTACGGGCGTCACCGTTTACGGGAGTGTATTGTTGGTTTAAATTATTCATTAGTATATCCTTGAAACTTAAATTATTTATAATTTTTAATAAATTCCTTTTCGCTTGCCTCGTTCCAGATAGCCACCAGCGCCTACAGCAGCGTTGGCAGTTTGGCTACCAATACCAGACATATGTGATAGTGCAGACTGTGCACCAAATGCATTTGTAACCCAATCAAGAGGATCTATACCCATTGCAGCCAATG